TAGCTCAGACTTACGGCTCTCAATGCGTCCGCTCAGGAATTCAGCGATCACGTATAGGGCAACAATTCCAATCCCGAATAGAATTCCTCCGAGTGTGTTTGCTGCATAGACGTTACCCGCCAGACTCAACGCACCCGCAAATAGCTGAGTGCGGAATCCCATTTTGCGAGTCGCCTTACTGAATTCCTCGCCGCGCATGACCATTCCGATAACCGCAATCCCGTCAATCATAAAGGGAATTGCGTAAGCCTCGTAAGTAAGCCCTAGCTTGTGTCCACTGTGTACTAAGTGAACAAAGCTACCCGCTAGCGCGCCAATGAAATAGAGCTTGACGACTACACTAACGATGCTGACCTTAGTCATTTGATTCCTCTCCAAGAATCATTAATGGTCAATACATTTGATCCCGTACCCGGTTCCGGCTTTCGCTCCCCGCGTTCCTTGCAGCGGCTCATCGCGACCCTTGGTTTCTCCTGTGTGGATCATTCTCTATTTAATTTTCAAGCTACCGTGTTCCCCGTTTTCCTGTACCTCTATAGCTTAGCCTACCAAGGCCCTTAAAAGCAAGCCTTTTAGCCTTCCCTAATTAGTTTCTTTGAGACTTGCCTCACATGCTCTCTGCTAGAATTCCTGGCTCATGAGGAAGCTTTCAGCAGTTGACAGGCAGAGCCTTATAAATGCCATTGCTACTAGGGAAGGTACCGCGAAACAAATAGCGGCATGGTACGACACAACGACTAAGGACCTACGCGCGTTTGTAGAGGAGAATCGTGAGGCTATCGAGATGGCTAAGGAAGCCATTGACATAGCTGAATCAGAAGCCAGAGCCTCTCCGAACATCATTGAGCCACGCGACTTAGCCGACTTGTGGATTGGTAACAAGACAGCGCGATTACAACGATATGAATTAATTGCTGACTACCTATTTGAATTAATTCAAAGTAACCGCTTAGCTGGCACAGATTTGTCTACCGCGCTACGCGAATTCCGTTCCTATGCTATTGCAGCGGCAAACGAATTGGGGCAGTTGCTGCATAGGGGTTCCGGCGATAGCGGTATGGGAGACACCATGAGCGTTGACATTGTCGGCATTGACGCTGAGAGCCTACGGTGAAAGTCCACATTGGACAAACTAGAGTCCATTTAGGACTAACACTCGTTTGGGTGCTAACGATTGTGCCGACCCTCATATGGTGGAAAGATTCAATTCTTTGGGTAGCATTCATGAGCTTGTATGCAAACGTAGTGGGGCATTGGTCGGCCTACCAAGCCTCTAGAGCAGAAAAGGAAATTAAGAATGGTCAATAGCCTTAAGGAGAAAGCTAAACACACAGGCACTCGCCACGAACACACCTATGAGCCTAGGGGAGGATGTAAGGAAGTATTCGAGTCGCGAGAGGAAGAGGTATTAATTAGTGGTCCCGCTGGCACTGGTAAGTCAAGGGCCTGCCTCGAAAAAATTTACATGGTGTGCCTGCTCACGCCGAATACCCGTGCTCTGATTCTGAGGAAAACGCTTGCCTCACTAGGTTCAACCGCGCTTGTTACTTGGAGAAACTACGTTATCAAGGAGGCGTTAGCTACAGGTACGGTTGTCTACTATGGAGGGTCAAGAGAGGAAGCGGCTCAGTATCGATTTAAGAATGGTAGTACCGTTACCATTGGTGGGCTTGATAAGCCTACACGTATTATGTCATCCGAATACGATATTGTTTATGTGCAAGAGGCAACAGAGATCACGCTAGAAGACCTTGAAATGATTAAAACCCGTTTGCGAAATTGGGTGATTTCATTTCAGCAATTGCTTATGGACTGTAATCCCGCTGGCGATAAGCACTGGCTCAAACTCCGTTGCAATGACAATGTTTGCAAACTCATTGAATCACGCCATGAGGACAACCCACGACTATTCAATTTGGATGGCACGCTAACCAAGCAAGGCGAAAAGTACATAGGAATTCTCGATAAGCTCTCAGGAGTGCGTTATAAGCGCCTACGGCTGCTACCCATGTGCTCGATTGGGAATACGACGAGGAAGGTAACCGCTTACCTCTACCCGATGATTGGGAGCGCTATTGGGTAATCGATTTTGGTTTTGTGAATCCATTCGTACTCAAATGGTATGCAGTAGACGAGGATGGTATCGCTTACTGCTACCGTGAAATTTATATGACAGGCCGCACAGTTGAGGAGCACGCTAAACAGGCATTGGCACAAGTAACGACTATTAAAACGGTAGATTGGTATGACCATATAAACCGCGTGCACCATACAAAAGAGGAAACTGTTTGGACAGAACCTAAACCGACGGCGGTTATCTGTGATCACGACGCTAACGGTAGAGTCACATTCCAGAAAGCTACCGGACTAGGCACTCAGGCCGCAATCAAATTTGTCAATGTAGGAATTGATTTACACAAGCAACGGCTTAAGGGTGACGAACAAGGGCCGCACTTTTATTACATGCGTGACATATTGGTTGAGATGGATAACTCATTACGCGAGGCATTACTACCTACCAATAGCGTAGAGGAGTATTCATCGTACACGTGGAAAGTAAATACTGATGGTCGTAAATTAGATGAACCAGTCAAGAAAGATGATCACGGTTGTGACGCTGACCGTTATTTCACAACGCATTTAGATTTCAAGGGCAAGGCGAGAGTGACAGTACTCGATATGCCAATGTCCATAGTAGACGACGGACAATTTTAGTCCACATTAGACAGTCCACAAAGGAGAGATCATGGTAACTTTGGACCCCACTACTAGCCTTACTAGAATCCTTATTTGGAAGGCTGGTAAGGCACTCGATAGGCGAGCTAGGAATCAGGAGGCAAGTACCCGCACCCGCACACTGTATCAAGCAACTATTAGGCTCCTGTTGCACCTTAGCGGATTTGCATGTTTGACAATTGCAGGGTTCGCCTTTAGTTTCATCGCAGGAATGGTCATTGCAGGGGTTTGTTGTTTCGTGATGTCAACGCTTTTGACGAGTGATGATGGGGGCACTAAGTGAGAGATTTGGTCTCATCGATTTTGGGGGTGAAACCGCTAAGCAACACGCTCAATCGCATTGTCAAAAACGAGGCTCCCGTGCCATTCGTTGGCAACAAAGTGAATATCTTTGGGTCTGACGAGGGTGTATTGGGTGATCGTGCCTACAGCGCTCATGGCTCGGTCGGTACGCTATTCGCAATCATCCATGCAATTGGTAATGCAGTAGCTAGTACGGAATGGCACCTTTACCGTAGGACATCACAGCGCGATAAGAAGCGTAGACAAGAGGTTATGAATCATGCATTCATGACCCTATGGGATTTGCCAGTACCTAAGTTCTATACAGGCAGGCTATTCCGTGAGGCTTGCCAGCAACATTTAGATTTGGTAGGCGAAACAACTTTTGTTTTAAATACTGTTGGAAATATAATTCTCGAAATGTGGCCAGTACGCCCCGATAGAATGCAGCCGGTAAAAGACCCTAAAGCATTCATGTCCGGTTGGATGTATCAAGGGCCTGATGGGGAAGACGTACCGCTAGAGCTTGACCAAGTAATACAAATCAAGCTACCTAATCCGGGTGATCCTTATCGGGGTAGGGGACCAGTGCAAGCGGTATTAGCTGACATTGATGCTGCCCGATTCTCTGCGGATTGGAACCGTAATTTTTTTGTGAACGGCGCGCGACCGGGTGGCGTGATCGAAGTTGATTACAAAATGGGAGATGATGAATTCAATGAATTCGTTTCCCGCTGGCGTCAACAGCACCAAGGAATTGCAAACGCTCATCGCGTGGCAGTGCTCGAAAATGCTAAATGGGTAGATACAAATTTCTCAATGTCTGATATGCAATTTGTGGAATTGCGTAACCTACCTCGAGAATTGATTCGAGAGGCTTTTGCTTTCCCTAAGCCAATGCTAGGAACGGTTGACGACGTTAACCGCGCTAACGCTGAGGCTGGTAAAGAAGTGATGGCAGAGAACATCACGATTCCTCGCCTTGCACGTTGGAAGGATATCGTAAATGCATTCCTGCTACCGCGCTTTGCCAATGGTAAAGCTCTCGAATTAGATTTCGATGATCCGACCCCAATCAACCATGAGGCAGCCGACAGAGAACGCACTAGCCAGGCTACCGGAGCGGCAATTCTAGTCAAGGCAGGCTTTGAGCCAGCGGGAACCCTGCAAGCTATGGGGCTGCCTGATATTCCTTGGGTCGGTATTCCTACTGGCCCTTCTACGTCATCGGGTGGAGGCGATTTAGAGGGTGATTCACCTAGTGAAAACCTGCCTAGGACTTAATGGATTTATGAGGGAGGTGAAATGAAACCGGTAATCAAGCACAGTTATCGATCGGTAACAGGCTACAAAGCGCGATTGATTGAGCGAGTCGGTAACCTCAGTCCGAGCATTCGAGATGAATTGCGATCGATCAAATTAGATTGGTATGCAATTCGGAACACAACTGAGAGTGACGCACCTGAGCGGAACCCTGAGATTCTCATCTATGAGGAGATCGGCGGTTCCTTTGGTGTGAGTGCTGAGGAATTCATTACGGAATTGAACGACATCGATGCTCCCCAAATTGATGTCAGAATCAACTCTCCGGGTGGAAGCGTGTTTGACGCGATTGCAATTTATAACGCAATCGTTCGGCACCCTGCCAACATTACGACTTATGTCGATGCCTTAGCGGCGAGTGCAGCAAGCATTATCGCTATGGCTGGCGATGAGGTAGTGATGATGGTTGGCTCTCAGATGATGATCCATGACGCAATGGGTGCGGAAATGGGTAACGCAAAAGATTTCCGCGAGATGGCCAAATTCCTTGACCAGCAATCAGATAACTTAGCATCGATTTACGTCAATAAGGGTGGGGAGGATATTAAATATTGGCGTAATTTAATGCTTGCTGAAACATGGATGATGGCAGGGGAAGCTGTCGACATGAAATTGGCTGACAAGGTGTTTGAAAAGCCAGCCATAGGAGACCCAACCGCCGACCCTGAGACGGACGAGGAAGACGCTACCGAAACGCCAGAGGCTCCCGACGTAGTCTCGGACGAATCAGATGAATCCACATTGGACGATTCCGAAAGTGCCGATGTTGAGGCTGAGCTAGAAGCGTTAATG